TGATGAGCGCCAAAGAATTCTGCAAGAAGAAGTAATAAAGGTAAGGAAATCAAGGAAGGCAGCAGACCCTAAGTTTAAAGCAAAGACAACTAAGGTCAGTCCAGATACTTTCTTTAAAAAGAAGAAACCAGAGGAGCAAGCACAACCAGTTCCAGGACAGAAAGCACTTCCTGGAACTGGTAGTTCTGCCGTTGTAAAGCGAGCACCAAATACAACTGCTATTGCTTCTTTCACTCCTGCGAAAGAAGATCCTGCTAAAAAAGACACGAAGGGGTTGAAGGGTGAGGATACGTTAAAGCAAATTCTGGGTGGTGTTAACTCCATACTAAGAACCTTACAGGCACAAAATAAATTTACAAAGAAACAAGCAGAAAAGGATAGAAGATCTGCAGAGAGACGGAAAAGAGGTGCTCAGGAAGATAAGTTAGAAGCAGCACCAATGAAAAAGTTTTTTGAAGGTGCAAAAAAACTTGCCAAACCAGCACTCAATTTCTTTGAAAGTATATTTGAATTTATTAAAAACATTTTAATTGGTAGATTACTGGTTAAAATTATTGAGTGGATGGGAAATCCTGAGAATGAGAAAAAATTGAAGGCAATTATAGATTTCTTCAAAGTTACTTGGCCTGCATTCCTTGCAGTATTCTTAGCATTTAAACTTGGTCTCGGTGGATTTATCGGCAGACTGATTGGGTTGATTGCCAGATCAACATTCAGACTTCTTAAATTGATCCCCAAAATGTTGAAGGGATTAAAAACTTTAGCAATGGGTAATCCAATGGCAACTGCTGCTGTTGCTGTTGTTGCTACAACTGCTGTTGCTGCTGTGGCAGCAAACCAAAAAGGAACTGCTGTAGTAAAGGATCCTAAAGATCCAGATAAATCTCATGCAGATGAGATTAGAGATTTTGGTGGGATGACAGGTGCTCCCATCAGTGGTGATATGTTAGGGTTTCATGGGGGTGGTAAAATACCAGAACCCAAATATGAAGGTAATACAGGTGGCAAGGAACCAATAATATCTGATCCAGTTGCTAATGTGATGGTCCCTGGAAGTGGAAATAAAGATACTGTACCAGCAATGCTCACACCAGGTGAGATTGTGATGTCTAAACCTGCAGTTGAGAAGTATGGTGCTGACACTCTTTTAGGTATGAACGCTGCTGCTGGTTCAACCAATATACCTAAAGTTGTGGAGGGAGTTCAGTATGCAAATCAGGGTGGAATGGTTTCTTTGACTTCTAATGGTGGAAGACCCATATCAAACAAGAGAATGGAAAAGGGGAAGACTTATAATTTTAATGATTTGATGCCACACTCCCATAATCCAAAAAGCGTCACATACCATGATGGTATAAAAATGGGTCCTGGTAGGGATTATGGTGTAGGCAAAATCCCAGATTACATGCCGACTGGACCTAATGGAGACATCCCTACACCACAGTCAGGTAAAATACTAAGATCTGGTGATGTTGGAAATGGATATGGTAAGACTGTTGTTGTGGATGGACCTCTTGGACCAATGGGATTCCATCACTTGAGTAGAATTGGATCTGGAATAAAACAAGGTGGCACTGTCAATAAGGGTAAAATTGTTGGCGTACAGGGTGCAACAGGTGGTAATTATGCAGAACACTTGCATTTAAATGCCAGTAAAGCAGGGCATGAGGCATTTGTAAACTTTATTACTTCTGGAAAACCAACTACTGGTGGTGGATCTGTTCCAAAAGAGGAGACCGCAGATTTCTGGGCTCTTGCTGCTATTATGTCTGTTGAAAGTGGCAACGCTCAGGGCAGAGCAGATGTTGCTCAGTCTATCATGAATAGAGCAGCATCTGGTGGTGTATATAAAGGCGGTCCCTCATTACACGGTTTAATTAATCATCCAGGACAGTATGAACCTGTAGAAAAAGGAGATCCTAAGTTATGGAAGGCAATTAAAGACAAATCAACCGCCATTGCAGCACTTAATTCTGTTCCATATGTTGGAGGAAAAGGTTCTCAAAGAATTGAGGAGGCAGCAAAAGTCCTCAATGATAAGACTTTAATGAGTAATGCTGCTAAATTTGTCGGTCCTCGCACAGACTTCTCTACTCCAAAGGCTATGTCAGTACATAATCATAGTCGTGCCACTCATAGAGATAAAGAAGTTACTCGTCACGGTCATACCTTTGGTTTCTTTGTTGGACCTGGTGCCGTTGAACTAGGTAAAAAGCAATTTGCTTCAGGAGCAGGAGCAGCACAAGCTAATTTTGGTAATAATACTTCTTCTGGCGATCTACAAAGCGATGGTGGCGGATCAGATAGTTCAGATGGAGAGTCAAAACCATTTGACATGGCTGCATTTAAGAAAAATCTTCGAGATAGAGGTTTATATAACAATCCTCCAAGTAGAGGGACAACGATGTCTAGTATTATGAAAGCGCAGGCAGCAAGGTCTGGTTCAACAACATCTCCTGCTTCTAACACTGGTGGTAATCCAGCATCTAAATTAACTTCAGGTAGTAATAAATTACCAAAAATTGATGCGAATGCGATGATCTCTCAAGAGAAGATTAAAGTTCTTGGTCTGACGGTGGCGTGATATGTTAGGACTTTTAGCAGGAGCAGCAAAAACGGTTGGTGGTAGCATTGTAAAGAGTGCTGCTAAAGATAGAGCAAAAAGTTTTATCACTGGTAAGAAAAAGAAAGTAAAACCTGGTGCGATTAAAAAGAAAGGTGGTGATGATTCATCTCCAGGAAAAGGTGGTGCTCTTGCAGTAAGACCATCTTCTGCTCTTGTTCCTGCAGTATCATCAGTTACTCCAATTTCAGGTGCAGAAACTGCATCAACAAAATCTGGTGGGGGTGACACATTAACTCTAATAAAAGATAAAGTATTTGAGATTGATAAGGTTCTGAAAGGAACTCTAGCTCAACAAAAAGCAGCTTCTAAGGGTGATAGGAGAGGTGAGGAGAAGGCAAAACGAAAGAAGCAAGAAAACTTATTAGAGAAGATGCCTAAGATGCCAGGCAGCGGACTAGTTAAGAAACTTGCAGCACCTGCTAAAGGAGTATTTGGTGGTATATTTGATTTTCTTAAAAATATTTTATTAGGTCGTCTCCTTGTTATTCTAATTGAGAGTAGACCTAATCTACCTGGTGGTAGTATTTTAATGTTCCTTGCTGGAATGGCAGAGAAAATTATTGATTTAATTATTGGAACCATCGATGCCTTAGGTTCTTTCTTGGCATGGGGTCAAGAGAAACTTGATGGCGCTAAAGAGTGGTTAAAGGAGAATAGAGGTCCAGAGGCAGAGGAAAGATTTGAAGCTCTGCTTGGAACATTAACAGATCTATTCAATGCTGCATTTATTGTTGGTTCAATTTTTGCTGTTGGTGGTGGTTTTCCTGGTGGTAGAAAACCTGGAAAACCTGGAAAACCTGGAAAACCTGGAAAACCAACTAAACCCGTTAGTCCAAAACAGAATCTTATTGACAAGGGACGTAAGATAGGTCCAACTGGACGTACTCCTTTAGCAGCAAAAGTTCAATTAAAGCACGGACATAACGCTGCTAATGCATGGCAAGTCAAGTATGATGATGCAATATCGAAAGGAAAGACTCCCGCCCAGGCAAGTAGAACTGCTAATGCATACGTTAAGAAACTCATTAAGAAGGGTGCTTTAAAATCAATGCCTCAGAGAGGTAATCTTGCTGGTGCAATGAAAGGGAGTAAGATTACCAAAGGTGGAATAAAGAAAGTACCAAAGAGACTTGCGACTAAAGTTCTTGGTAAAACTGGTATTAAGGCAATGAAGGGTCTTGCTAAAGGATTTGGTAAGATACCTATTGTTGGTCCTTTAATTGTTGCTGTATCCTCCTTGCTTGCAGGAGAACCAATCGGTCAAGCAGTGTTTAAAGGTATCGGTGCTGCACTTGGCGGTGCATTAGGTTCATTCATTCCAATTCCAGTCTTGGGAACCATACTTGGTGAGAGTATAGGTGTCCTTGTAGGAGATATGATGTACTCCCTCATCATGGGTGGTGGTATTGAGGAAGCAGGTCAGAAATTCATGGACGCCCTTAAGACCGTCATGGATGTTGGTGGTCTTATTCTCAATTTCTTCAAGGAAGGATTTGGTAGATTCTTTAGTAACTTCCCAACAGTTGATGTTCCAGGATTTGCGCAGTCTCCTTTGGGAGCACTATTTCCATTCTTAGCGACTCCGGGTGCGAAGGGACTTTTGGGTGAGAAACAAGTAAAGGAGATGCCAAACCTCAGCATACTTTTCAACCCAGTTGCTATGGTTACTGAGTTGATACCTCATGCTGCAGCATCATTCTTACCTGATATTTTTGGGGCAGGTGGAACTGCCTTTGGTTCTGATACCACCGCCGAGGAGATTGATGATCCGAGTGGTTCAGATTCTGGTTCTAATAATGAAACACGATATTCAGGCAACACTAGTGGAACAGAAAATCTGATGCCTGGTTCAATTCCTTCAGTTCCTCAAACTGGAGTTGCTCCACCAATTAGTGGCAAAGGAAAAGCAATATATCTTCACTGGACTGCTGGATCTTTTACTAATACTGATGGTCCTTATCACACTGTGTTTACGGGTGATGGAACACCGCATTACAAAGCACCTTATACAAAACAAGTAAATCATACTGAAAGTCGAAATAAGAATTCTGTTGGACTATCTCTTGCTGCTAATCCAGAGAAAGGATGGTTCCCAACTGAAGCACAATTATCCGCAATGTCAAAAGAGGCAGCACGTATTGCCACTGGATGGGGATGGTCTGCCAGTGATATTAACCTCAACAAGGTCATGACTCACGGTGAAGCAGGATCTAACTTGGATGGAATGGTTGCGACCACGAATTATGGAAGATTTGGAAGAGATTGGGCTGCTGGTAGTAACCAACCTGAGAAGCAGAATAAAGCAAGAGGAAGCATAGCTGATTTTGAACGTTATGATTTGGATGTTATAAGATGGAGTGGTATCAATAAACCTGATACAAAATTTGGAGCAGGTGGAGATGAAATGCGTGAGAGAATCAGCAAGGATATGCAAGTAGCAAAATCGAGTGAATCTTCATCTGAACCTTCTACATATAATCCTATGGATCCTGCCAATATGACTTCCGAGCAGAGATCTGCAATGGGATACTCTAAAGGTGGTCTTGTTAGAAAGAAAGGAAATTACATGTTGGCAGAACTAGGTCCTGAATTTGTTTTGGATGCTGATTCGACTCAACCAATTGAAAAAATGTTACCTGGTTTCCTTGACGCAATCAATCAGGCAAGAGGAGATGAAGCTGTTAGTGTTCTGATGGAGTATGCATCTTATGAAAGACCATCAGAAACTGAAGTGGTAATGGCAGGACAGTCTGGGGCATCTTCTAGTGGTGGAGATATGGGAGGAGAAGATAGTAGTCTCGCACTTCCACCATCTCTACCATCCACTCCACCGCCAAGAGATTCTTGGAAAGAGATTCGTTATAAATTTGGGTAAATAGATGTAGAGGAAAATACAAATGTCAAAGACAACAGAAGCGAATCAAGGACAAAAGGCAGGATCAGCAAAAATTAAAACAGTTGCTGTAACTAGTAAAACTGACGAGAATCGTAGCGTAGAAATCTCCGGTGGTTTTATTGAGTTTAGATACTATGAAAGTATCTTGCAAGATGGTATAATGGGAACCTACATGTTTCAAGATGCTGGAGATGCTGTTGATGGCAAATCTGTGGTTGAAGGTTTACCTTTGACTGGCAGTGAAGTCCTTCAGTTTGCTGCTGAAGATAACTTTGAGAATGAATTGAAAGCAACATTTATTGTAAGAAAACCATCACCGCTTTCTGATGACACAAGAAAAACAGTTGTTCATTTACCATTGGTGTCAGAAGCATTTGCAATTAACGATCAGAAAAATGTAAGGAAACTTTTTCCAAAGCAAAAAATTTCAGATCATGTCAAAACTTTAATGTCAGAGTTTTTAGAAACTGAAAAAACTTTAGACATAGAAGATACTAGCAATGATCTTAAAGAGTATGGTTTGAATAGAAAACCATATTTCATGCTGAATACTTTTGCCAAGAAAGCACAACCGTCTGGTGGTGAAGGTCAGACTGCAGGATACTTTTTCTTTGAAACCTCAGAGAAGATGATCTTTAAGTCAATTGACAGTTTCTTTGATGAGGAAAAGAATCCAAGAAAGAAATCAATTATCTATAACGAAACCAACAACAGAGAAGGACTTCCTGCAGGGTATGATTACAAGGCACTATCATATGATAAGGAGGGAGGAGATGTAGTTGAAATGGCAAAGATGGGTGCTTTTACCACAGCATCTATAACATTTGATCCAATTAACTTTAATTTCAAGAGAACTATCATATCTGCTGCCAAAGATATTTTCACAGATGTTGATGATGCAATCGAACCTTTATCTACAGCAGCAAAAGAACTTACATCATTCAATCCAAATCTTCAGAAAGAGTTCACAAGAACTACAATGAGTTTTATTGACACAGGAACTTTCTCTGAGAATGCTGAGGGATCAAAAGAGAAGAATTTTGATTTTGCCAATGTATATAATCAGTCGATTATGAGATATAATCAAATGTTCGCTGCTAAAGTGAACATTATGATTGAGGCAGATTTTTCTTTACATGCTGGTGATATGATATTTTTTGATGCTCCGTCACCAAGAAAAGACACAAAGAACGATGAAGTTGACAAGCAGACTGGTGGTCTATATATTATAGCAAGTCTATGTCATTACATAACGCCGGATAGAACTCTAACAAAACTCTGTTTAATTAGAGATTCTCATGGTAGACAAGGAAACCACGCAAAAAGGTAAAACATGGAAAGCATCGAAAAGCATATCGAGAAGGATAAGGAAATCCTTCAAGATCCTACAACATCGCCTCAGCAACGTCGTCACATTGAAGGTGAACTTCACGAACTAGAGGTATACGTAGAAAATCATAAAGAAGAAATCGCAGCAGGAGATCATCATGATCCAACTGCACTGGAACTCTATTGCGAGATGGAACCAGATGCAGACGAATGTAGAATGTACGACGACTGAATATGTCACAGGACGGAGGAGCACTATTTGAATCAGGTTTATTAGGATCCAGTTTTTTCTGGTGGGTCGGTCAGATTGCTGACGATTCTGTCTGGAGAGAAAATGAAATACCTGCACCTCATGCCCAGGAAGGGGAGAACATAGGTTGGGGTAGGAGGTATAAGGTTCGTATCATGGGTCTCCATGATCAGGGTGAAACTGTAATACCTTCTAAAGACTTGCCCTGGGCTAATGTGATGATGCCCGTAACATCGGGAGGAAATCTCACTAGGGCAGGACAATCTTCTGCCTTACGTCAAGGCAACATGGTGTTTGGTTTCTTTATGGACGGTTCGGCAATGTCCGTTCCTGTTATCATGGGTGTCATTGGAAACAATGCACAGAATCCAATGGCCGCCAAGATTGGTGATAATCGAGTCACCAATAAACAACCAGGATCCCTGGCAGTTACTGGATATGCTGATGGTCAAGTTCCTAAAGATCCTAAAACTGGAGAGAAACCACTTCCTCCTGATGGAGATTTAAAATCAGAGCATCCAAATGCAGACCCTGCTCTTGCACCTCAGCGTCCGAACGCAAAAGTTAATAAGTACGGACTTAGACCAGATCTTCCACTGAACGATGAGCAGTTCAAAGATCAACAGGCAGCAAGAATAAGAGCAGATCAATTAGGACTTAAGGGGGTTGAGAGAGGCGAGTATTTGATGAAAGCCGTTGCGGACGGCATGAAAAGAAGAGAGGCACAAAATACTTCTAACACTGCTCCATTAAAATCAAGACCAACTAGAGAAAGTCCTGACGGACAGCATATCTCTGCTGGTGATGTGAAAGAAGATGTTTTGGCAGATGAAAAAACTGTAATGCCAATCCCAGATAAACCAGTTCAATCTGCGATTAAAGCAATACAAACAATCCTTGATAATATTACTCAGAAAATGGATAAGTATCTGAATGCTATCCAGAGTTATGTTGATGCAGTATCAAGCACCGTTGGAAACCTGGAGGATATGATTTGTAAGGGTGCGATGCAGGCAGCAAAATATATGAAAGTCATCTTTGATAAGATAATGGAATTTGTTTTGAAACAACTTAATGTTGTTATGTCTAAAGTTATTGCAGCACTTCCCTCTAACTTAAGAAATCTTTTTGGAGATTTAAAAGAAAAGTTAAATGAAATGATTCTGGGATTGTATAATCAAATGATCGGCGGAATTGGGGAACAACTTTGCCAAACATTGTTAGATACTTTGCAACCACAAAAAAGAGAAGAAGAGGCGAGACAAATTGCTTCTTCTCAATCTGGTGGATCTTCTGGTGGATCTGATACTGGTCTTGGTGGTGCTGTTGGTGGTGTTGGTGGAAATGGAAAATTTAAGAGCAGACCAAAAGTTCCCATGTGTTATGCGGAGAGTGTCGCATCTACGGTGATATCAAAAAATAAAGGTAAGATAGAAGAAGCAAACAAAAATGTTATTAGAAGTTTGAATGGATTTATAGATGGTATTCAGGGAGAAATTAATGGCGTAACCAGCGCACTATCTGCAGGACAAGAAGCGATGTCAGCAGGATTAGGAGATTCTATTGGAAATTTTGCTGCCGATGCTGCTGTTGTCACTAATGAGATGGATGGAATGTTAAACATGATGCCAGATATTGCGAGTGGTCTTGGTGCAGCACTGGACTTCACTAATATTATTATGAATGTTTTTGCTGGTGAACTTCCTCCTAAAGAAGCAATTAACGACTACTACCAACTTGCGGTAGGTGGATCTGGTACAAGTGCATTTGAAATACCAAGTTTGGATGGTATTGCTGAGTCCGTTCTTCAGAGTGGTGAAGCAAGAGTAGAGAGGATAACAGATCCTCCACCGGTTCCAGATTATGCATCTCCACCAAAAGATGAGCCTGACGTTGATCTTGATCGCGAAGCGATTGTTACTGATATTGATACTACGGACTTTCAACAGATGACACAAGAAGAACGAGATCAAGCATTACAGATCTATTAAAAACTACAATAAATATTCACACATGACATCGAAAGAAGCAGTATAAGATGGCAGGGTCAAAGTCTGATCGTAAGAAGAATGCTAAGTTAGATATTTTTGCATCTAATAAAGATGCAAATGATTCCGTTCGTGTAGGATATATTGATCCAAAGCGTGGATATATTGATGGATTGTCGGTTTATCAGGCAAATAAACATGCTGAGAAGAATCCAGGAACTCGATTTATATTCGTAACCCGAGATAAAATAAGATATATTAATATAAATCAGGTTAACAAATTAAAAAATTCGCACACTATACCAAAAAGTGTTGCCAAGGGTCTTGTTGATGAGAATGGAGAATTTGATCCATGTAATACGGTAAGAGGATTCAACACGAATCCAGATGGTGGAGAACCTGAAATTAAACCAGATGACAATCTGCCATTTACTTCATCAGGAGAGTATGATGCAAAAGATAATTATAAAAGATATTTTGGGAGCAAGTCTGGTACTGGTGACGGCAAAGGTAAGCAGTGTAGAACTAGATTACTGATCCAAGGTGGTGGTGGAATCGGTGCTGTTGCAACTCCCATCATTGGTAAAGATGGATCAATACTTCATGCCAGAATTATATCTGGTGGATTTGGATATAAATTTCCACCACAAGTTAGGATTGTAGATGACTGTAAGAGGGGTTCTGGAGCCAGAGCAATATCTCGTTTGGGTTTCCAAGGATACACCGAAGAGAATTATGATGATGCAGATGATTTTGAAGATTATGACTTCACTCTCAAGAGTGCAGGCGGAGATACTATACTTGATACTAGTGATATTGCTTGGGGGCAATTATATTCTCTCGGAAATCAAACTGTAATCGGAGAATGGAATCCTGCCAATGTTATTAGTCTTACCAATGACGACAGTTTTTCTACAAAATTACAAGAGTATCTAAGATTCTTAAAAGGTTACGATCCAAATAAACCCTGGTGGACGACCAGAGATGAGGTTGCCGTAAGAGTTGTTGGAGATGGAACTGCTAAGAAAGCAAATAAATTAGGTGGCATCTTATATCCAGTAGAACACTGGGCTTGGGGTGGAACTAAAGAGAGAGATGATCTTTTTGTTGATGTTGAGTTTGAAGTATATGGTCAAGGCACTTTTAGAAATAGAAATTTATTTTTCTTCTTTAAAGCAGAAGATGGATCCCATCAATTTAGAGTAAGAGGTGTCACTAATGAAGCGAGGAGTGGAAAGACAAGAAAACAGGTAATTAAAGTATTAGCAAACACCACTTATAAGGTAACTTCAAACGCTAGAAAGAGAATTGAAGGTAGCGAAAAAATGGTCCTGGAACAAGGGCTGTTGAATCAAATCGGTAGGAAAGAAAAGGAGATAGGAGGAGACAAAGCAATCGGCAAAACTTCTAAGGTTATTTTTGCTGATGTTGTTGGATCTCTAAATGACAATGATGATATTCAAGTCAGAGCTAACATCGGAAGATTTAAAGCAGGAGATAGAACGGCAGTTTCCGTAGATCCTAGTAAAAAGAAAGCTGAAAAGTTCAAAGATCAGAAGAATAGATTTAAGAGAGGAACATTTGAGCTTACATATAGAATCAATCGAAGAAATAATATAACTTTTACTAAAGAGGTATTCCCAAGTTTCATGAATAATTATGCAGTTGCTCCGCAATTTGCATCCGATAAACTTGGAACAGATAAAGCAGACAAACCTTATACGCTTCTCTATAGAGAATTCTTCCCACACAAAGGAGTTTACACGTTCAGAGGAGCTGCTGACAATCAGGGTGAAGTCTTCTTGGATAACCAAAGTATCATGGATATCACTGATACTTTTAAAAATAATTCAAAAGAGAAAAAAGTAACAGTTGAAAAAGGACTTCATGATATTAGAATAGATTTATTAAATTTTCCACAGAAAAAGATAGTTGAAAAAACTTTCACTTCAGATGGTCGTGCAGATAGGTTTAAGAAAGTAAATGTAAAGTTTAACGTTGTAGGTAGTGGAAGTGGTAGACATAGAAAAATTAAATGCATCTTTACTAATAAGGCAGATCCCACTGAAACCTTCACCATTGAAAATAATGGTGACAATAAAGAGGTTCGAGAGGTACAGAGACCAATAATTGCTAATTCAGAATATGATGTTAAGTTCATAGCAACTGCTGAAAAAAGAGAAGATGCATACAAAGAAACAACCATTCCAATTATATTAGCAACACCAGGAACAAAAGGTAGAGGAAAGAAGGCTCGTATTGGTAAAGTTGAACGCAAAAAAATTAAATATCTAGATGAAAAAGGAGATGATCCAAACGCACAGTTAAGTATTGACTCGACATCACCAGGACTAACTGCTAGATTTAGTGATGATGGCACCAACCTTATTACAAAAGGCAATGGCAATGTTACCTTGAAATTTAAATGGGATGATAATCCTAAGAGTGCTGGTAAAGCAGTTGGTGAATTAACAGTTGCTGATAAAACTTTCAAACAAAAGGGTGAGAAGGGAGAGGAAAGGCAAACAGTTTATGTTGGAAGCATTAGCCCCTGCGACCCCATACCTGAACGTTCAAAGATCTTTCCGATTACCTATGATAACCTCAATCCCAATAATGATCCCATAAATGTTAGCCGTAATAGAAAGAAAATTTTCTTAAAAGACGGTGGTGATAGAGATACAAATGCCACTATTACTATTGAAAAAGTTGAGGGAGGTGTTGCCACATTTACTCCTGACGGAAGGGGTATTGATGTAAAAGGAGATTGTGATGTAACAATATCTTTTAACTGGGATGACAACCCTAATACCAGTGGAGTTGCTCTTGATTACTTTAAAATTAACAATAAATTTTTCAGACGAAGAGGTGAATCAGATACTATAGTCCGAACGATTAATCTTAAAGGAACTGGAAAACGCCCCAGAAGTTATGCTTCCATTATAGAACAGGGTTGTGTTGAGAACGGCACCAAGAATAAAGAAACAAGAGCAAGTTCTAGCAGAGTTTTTGGAGACTATCTTGGATCTGCGAATGATAATGATGACATGCAAGTCTTCGTCAAGAAGGGTGGAATTTTCACATCATCTAATAGAAGGAGAATTGACAGGCATGGTGCGGAAGGTGGTGAAAGAGGTAGAGGTACTTTTGATTTGTCATTCAATTATGACATGAGAAAGGGAGGATTTACAAAAGATCTGTGGCAAGAACTTAAGGATCAAAATATTATTGATGCTAAGACGGGACAGGCACTTGAAAGAAGTGATCTTGAAGTAGCACAAGTATTCAATACAAAAGAATTTATTGATAAAGCAAATAGACCTCTTTACAGAATGAGACCAGGTGTTGGCCCTTATGGCGATTTCTTCAATAGAAACGGTATTACTCCATTCAATCCTCTGGAAGTGGATCCAGATATTAAGGATGTAAAACCAACAGTACCCGCACAACCAGAACCAAAGTATGAGAAACCAAAAGTAAAGTTTGTTAAGAGATCGGGAGAAACGTTTCTTAAAGTTATTGGAACTGGTAAAGCAAAGATTGGATTTAAATTAAAAACGGATGATAATTTTAAAACCTCTGGTGTATTTGCGAAAGAGGTAAAAATTCAAGCAGATGGTCCAGATGTTATCTTAAAAAGAACTGAGGAGAAAAAATTCAATGCTTCTGGAAAGAGTAGATTCCAGGGACGCGATGCTTACACTAGAAAACTAGTAGAAGAAGAAACTATCAAAGGAGAAGGAACTTTTACAGCAGGTAAGGAATATAAAATTAAATCCATTGGAGGATCTCCAACTTCTGGATTCAAACCAGTAGATGAAACTGTTGTTTTTGATGATGACATTGGTAATGGTCTTGATGACAATGGAACACTCTCTATTAGATACGTTAGACCTATTAATCCACCAAAACCAAAGGCACCTAAAGATCCTAAGAATGGTAAAAATCAATCATCCAAAAAATCTTTAGATAACGTTGAAGGATCAGTAAGTGATTATGCAGGAATTCATAAAATAATTTGGAAAGATATTTATTTTCCAGCATCGGGAACTTATACTGTTGACGTTCAGGTTGACGATAATGTACGTTTGGAAATTTTTAATAGAAGATTCAAAGCACAAGTATTAGATGTAAAAGGATTTAGAGGTCCAGGAAAATCTAGGGGAATGCAATCCTTCGCTATAGAAGTTCAGAAGGGAACTTATACGCTTCAAGCATTCTTGCAGCAGATTCCTGGAAAATCCATTGTTGATGGAAACCCTATGGGTCTTGCTGTTAACATCAGAACTGCATATGTTACAGTTAAGGAAGAGATCACACTTAATCAGTCTTGGAATGAAAATCCATTTGGTGTTGCATTAACAATTCATGCTCCACCACCACCAATTCCACAAGAACCACCTCTGAAACAGGATGGTCCATGTCCACCAAATCCAGTTTGGACTACCAGGCATAAGGCAAAGGATGCTCAGTGGCATCCATGCAATCATATCTATTCAAATGGTACAAAGTCTTGGAGTTCATTCATGAACCGCTATGCAATGTCCCCAGTGTTACCCATTGGAACAAAAGGTAGTGGATATAGTGGAGACTCTTGGACTAATTTGTGGGAGGCAGAGATTCCATTCACTGGATTTTATAATTTCAAGGGAACTGTTGACAATAAAGCATTTGTTACTATCTTACAAGATCCAGGGAATAGTGAAGTTACTGAACCAAAAGTACAAGAAATTAAACAACTGGATCATTTTAATACTGAGAAAAAAGATCTTACAAGTAACAAAATTTACTTGGAAAAGGGTCAGGCTCTAATTGGAATCACGGTTACAAATGGAGAGGTTTTCAAAACAAAATTAGTCACCAAGAAAGTTTTTAGCACTGCTGATTGGGTAGCCAAATCAGTTAGGAAGGATAAACCCCAAAGAGTTCCTGTTGAGTTTGAAGTATACGGTCACGGCAGCAAAAAAAATATGGGATTGAAGTTTGTCTTCAAGGAGATGGGTGGAAATCATACTTTTACGATTGATAATGTTGAAAAAAGTAGAGCAACTGAGAAAATAGAGAAGAGGGTAAAACGCAATACTGATTATAAAGTTACTGCGATTGCTACTGGATCTCATACTTTAAAAAATAAACCATCAGCTGCAAAAGAAAGAACCTACAAAATTGAAGTGGCAGATCGTGGAAGTTTAGGTAGGGGTGATAAAGCTGCAGTTAAATCTGTTTCAGATAAGGTAATTAAATTTACGGATTCGACCAGTCAAATGGATACTGATGCAGAATTCAGAATTAAATCGCCATCACCTGGATTAACTGCTAAGTTTAGGGGAAGCAATGATAACGACCTTGAATTGGTTGTTAAGGGTGATGGTGATCTTTCTCTTGAATTGTATTGGAATGATGATCCAAGGAGTAATGGAGAGTCAGTTGGTAACATTAAAGTCGCTGGTGAGACATGGAAACAAACAGCATTTAAGGATAAAGAAGACTCCATAACTAAAACCATTAAGGTCGGTGATTCAAATACTAGTTCAGGATCGGCAAGAAAGGATATCACCAAGACTTTCCCTATCAACTATAACGGATTGAATCCCAATAATAATCCCATCAACGTTAGTGATAAAAGAAACAAAATTTTCTTAAAAGACGGTGGTGATAGAGATACAAACGCAGAGATTATTATTGAAAACGTTGACGGAGGCACTGCCAAGTTTACTCCAGATGGAAGATCTATTGAGGCAAGAGGAAATTGTTCTATAAGAATAGCTCTAGAATGGGATGACAACCCTAATACCAGTGGAGTTGCTTTAGAGAGTTTTGAGATTGGAGGTAAAGTATGGATACAAAAAAGGGAAAAGGGTGAAAAAGTTCAAACGATTACTCTTGATGCAACTCAAAAAGTCCCCGCAACCCGCGAAGAGGTGAAACTTGTTCCAGAACAAGGTACATCAAAAGTCTTCGGTAGAGGTAAGAAGGGAACTGAAAGTCAGAAACCCGGTCAGATTATTTTTGCTGATATTATTGGATCTGCAAATGACAATGATGATATGCAGATTAGATGTAATGTGGGCGTTTTTACCCCGTCTAATAAGAGAAAAAAGGTAAAGGGCACATCAGGTCAAGGAACTCAGAGAAGAAACACTTGGGATTTAACTTATCGTTATGATGATGATACTTTTTCTCCTGAAAATATCACTGAGGTTGATGGTGCAACTTATGATATTAAAGATAAAGAGACTTCTGAGATTATCACTAGTCAGATAGGTCGGAACAAGAGAAGCGTAGCACCATTAATTAAAAACCCAACCCTTACTACGTATAAGAGAGGAACTCTGGGACCATTCTTATCACCATTCTTTGCTAAAGGAAGAAAAGAAGGTGGAGATGCTCTTCAAGGTAGAACTTGGGAGATGGTTTGGAAAGATGTTGAATTCCCAGTAGATGGTGAGTACACTTTTAAAGCAGAAGCGGATGATATATTAGATATCGAAGTTAGTACTGAAAGTGTTAGAGTTAATGTTCCCAGAAAACCTGCAGTTCGTGAATATAAGAAAAAACTTTTGGCACTCATTGGAGATCCAAATACTGCAGAGCGTGGAATTTTCTCACAAGAGACGCAATGTTATGTTCCAGGTAAAGGTGTAAAGGAAATTGATAGATTGCTTAATGAAGCAGAGATTATTCTTGAAAATAAGAAAACAAAGGCTAAAGATTTGAAAGATCAGGCATCTCAACTTTCAGAGGCATCAAAGTTTTTCTCCTCAGATCTTTTGGCGAGAAAAGCAGAGCAGTTGATGTCTCAGTCCATACGCTTACATAAGCGTCTCAAAGGTAAGATTGACAAACCCTTTAAAAAGGTAGAGGATCGTATCGGAAAAGCAAAAGAAATTGAGAGACAACTCAAGGCATTTGCAGATCAATACTCTCTCAGTCAAAGTGAGTTGGAAGATCTTGGTGAAGATCGCGCAGAGTTAGAATTTGTATCTATAACTGAAAGAAGACTAGTAAAACTTGGAGATCAGGTAAATATTAGTCCTGAAAATATAAAACAAAGACTTAAATCTCTGAAAGATATTCAGGGTGACTCTAGGAAAAAGTTTATGAGAAAAATTGATAGACTTGCCGAGAGACTTGCCAGAAGAGATACTGATGGTAAGATTAAAGGTGAGGCAACAATGAGAGATAAAAAAGTTGTCAATTATCAAAGGATAGGTCGAGCTAGGACTTTCCAGGGAGTAAAAACATTTGTAGCAACAATTAAGGCAGGAAAACGTAATGTTAAACTCACCTTACAAAATGCAAAAATACCTGGAACCACATTTAAACAAAATCCTGTGGTTGCTGCGTGTAAAATTACTTGTCAAGTTCCTGTAGAAGTTGAAGATCAAAGATCATGGTTGATTAATCCAGTTGGTGTTAGTGCTGTTCTCATATCTCCTCCTTGTAATAGAGTCATTGGTGGTATAGGTACGGTTCGTGAAATTGATATCATTGAACCAGGAAATTCACATCCACCAGATCCACCAGACACTCCAGGTGTACCCAGTACACTTATCATCGATGACATTATTCCAGAAAAACCTGGAATTGGATACACTCCTGGAGATACTGCTACCATTATTGGCACTGGTGTTAGTTTTCCAATTACTGTAGGACCATTTGGAAAGGTTACTACTGTTGGAGTTACGACTGATATTCCTATCACAACGTATCCAAAAATTGATATTTCCACCACTACCGGAACTGGATTTGTACCTCGTATTACAACTAAACTGATTATAGATACTCCTACTGCCGATCCAGAGGACGTTATTCAGGTTACAGACCTTGCTGGTCTCAAGCAGAATGGATACATCGAAGGTCGTCCATATTATGGAGAGGTCTTCTTTAAGGATGGAGTTCCATTCGCTGGAAGATATGAAACTGCTGGAAGACTTATTCAAGTCTATGCTACTCTTCAAGAGAGCATCGATGGTGAAGTTACTACCAGACCTTCTGCAATTCAGAGATCTGGTACTGATGTCAACAGTAATAATCCTAGACTTAACATTCCAGGAACTCCAGATAATCTAGCTTAAATAGTTACTACTAAGTGCGATAAATGTCAACTCAATCGACCACAGATAATAGTAGATTAGGTGCCGGTTCTGAAACCGCAAAACGTAATTATACTGTTATTGAATATGGAAACGACCATGGAGGTATTTCTTTTGGTAAGGTCCATAAGAAAGGTGATGTGACATCCTCTGTGATGTTACAAGGCAAAGATGGTCGTCATCGTTTCTACATGGATCATGACGGACAAAGACCGGGATATACAACACTGACTAGTCCTGGAACTTTTGCTGTCAAGTGTGGGATGGATCTTGACACCGAGCAAGATGGAATCTTTCTCAACGCAGAGAATGGTGACATTGACATTATTGCCAGTAATGGTAAAATAAGAATGGTTGCTGATGATATTGAATTTGTTGCTGTTGGATCTTTAGAACAAGGAAACATTAAATTAAACGCTAGTGAATCTATTTCTTTTGACTCCAAAAAGATAGTATCTACTGCAAAAAATCTTCTTAGATTATCATCACCAAACACACTTGAAATGGTTGCAAACGGTCAGATGAAAATGGTCGCTGCAGTTATGAGATCATGTACTGATGGTGCTGCATTAAAACCAGACAAATACGGAAATGCATATCATCATCTGTTAAACTTCACCCTACCTGGATAAAAATGTTTTTAGACGATTGCAATATTGGAGGACAACTTAAAGTTGGAACTGGTATCGTACCTGCCATTGGAGAGGGAATTGTAAAAATTAATGGTTCTCAGTATGTTGAAGGACCTGCTGTTTTTGGTGCCGCTCATGAGTTTGCTACTCCATATGCAACGGTTTGTATCGGAGCATATGGAAACTCAGATTCGTCCCCTATCTCTGCAATTGCTGGATTAGTTCCAGGACTCATGCTCCCAGGAGGGAACCATAGTAAATATTCTCTCGCAGTTTCTGGTCCTACTGCGATGTTTGGTAATGTTGATGCCAACGAAAATGTTTTTGTCGGACAAAATCTGATCGCTCAAGGTCATGTGATGTCTAATAATGGTGGACATATTCTTGCAGCAAAGAAAAACTTTGATATTCCTCACCCCACCAAGGAAGGATATCGTTTGCGTCATACTTGTCCTGAAGGACCATCAAATGATGTATATTTCAGAGGAAAGGTAAGAAATTCAAACGAGATTTTGCTACCTACATATTGGAAGGGGTTAGTTGATTGGACCACGATCACAGTTAATCTTACTCCTATCGGGGCACATCAAAATGTAATTGTGAAACGTGTTGATGAAGAGAAAGTCTACCTTCAATCTAACGGAGGTATTCCCATCAACTGCTACTATCACATCTTTGCCGAAAGAGCAGATGGAGAAAGACTTATCCCCGAGTATGAAGGAGAATCACCAGCAGATTATCCAGGAAACAATGATGAATATTCTGTTTCTGGTTACCACTATGATAAGAGAGGAGAATAATGGCATTTGATTTTTTAAAACCAGACTTGAGGTGGCGAACTCACTGTGCGGATCAACCAACTTTTGGTAGACCATCCTTTATGTTCGATTATCCAACTAAAGGAATCACTCAGGCAACTGATTATCCACTAGAGGCATGTCAACCTTGGGTTCATTACAATATGAGACTTGGCAATCTTGCCATCGATCAGACTCTAGCAGTTGGAGCTACTGGAGTTTTTGGTGCCAACGTTACTGCTCCAACCTTCACCGGCACCCTTATTGGTAATGTTGTTGGTAAAGCCAGTGGAAACAAGTCTTTTGATATTCCACATGCAACTAAACCAGGAAAAAGAATTCGTCACGTCTGTGCTGAGGGACCTGAACCTGGGATTTATGTTAGAGGTAGATTAAAAGATTCCAATAAGATCATGTTACCAGAATACTGGGAGGGGTTGATTGATCCTGATAGTATCACCGTAACTTTAACTCAAATTGGATATTCCCAGGACTTGATTGTTGATTCTATTGACTGGGGTAGAGTTGTTAAAGTAAGATCAGGAGTTGGTGCAAATATTGATTGCTTCTATGACATTTGGGCTGCCCGTTGGGTAGATCCTGATAATCATGATGAGAAACTGCATGTTGTTTATGATGGTGAGTCCCCAGCAGACTATCCTGGAAATAATGATGACTTCATCGTTGGAGGATTTCAATAATGGCAAATCCGTTTTTAAATTCTCAGGGAACCACTGGCGGAAAAGCGGGTTTTGATGCTTTTGAGGGATTGCGTACAGATAAAGAATATGATGATGAAACTTTGCAGAAGAATCCAGGATCTCCCCTACCATTTCCTGTAGCAAATCCTCCTGAAGAGTTTGTTGAAGGTAGAAATAACTTTCAAAGACCTGATTATGAAGGACAGCAACGTACAAGATCTTCAGATCTTAAAAAGACTACGGAAGCACTAGATTATATTTTTGAAACGGAGTATATTGACGAAATTAATCGAAAGAAAAGTGAGATAGTTACAATTAGCGGTAATGCATTTGCAGCAATTAATGCGGTAGGAGTTAATTATCCTCAGACGAATGAGAGATTGATTTCTACCACTTCTGATTGCTCTAGTGATCCTGCATTGGAAAATGGTAAAAAAGTGGTATTTGATTCTGTAGAGACTGCAGGACTTACTACTTTCGTTTATCCTACGAGTGGTACTAGCACTCCCACTGACACTCCTCCATGTACCGTCAATGTAAACTGCGAATTGATAGGGGTAAAGGGGAAAATTTATCCAGATGTCTTAGCAGCATATCATTTTCCCGTACTGTCTAATGGCACTCATGGGGCAACCGATTTGCCTACTGCAAATGGAACTTTTACTGTGGTTTCTAAAGACAAAACAGGTTCTGGTGATTATTCTGCCAATACCTTAGGTATTGGAGTTACTTTAAGATTGTTTAATGACAATGTAAATCAATCTGTAACTCAATCTGAAACAGCACTTGGAACCTATTACTTCTTTGCAGGTAACGGAGCAAATGCAAACAATGCTCTAGCAGGTGCAGCAACCTCTATTCAAACTTTGGTTAATCAAATTGATGATATACGAGACAATCTTAAAGCACGTATAGGAAAACCAGAAATCAATAATGATTCAGGTGTTAATGATCTCAGAGGACAGAAGCATAGAGAAGAATTAAATACTTGGTATATAGATGCGGGCGAGAGAACAGCAAGTTTTTCTAATTTTCAGGGGGGTATGGATGCTCTCGTCGGAAACGCCTCATCAATTTCCGCGTATGATGGTTGACACCGTGCCCTGATTGCCCTATAATAAGCAGGTAATCAAACAAACCCCATGCAAGACGAGTACCTGACACGCTGTGTCGTTGATCCCGTGTCCCGTAAGTTCTTCCTGTACTCCAGTGAAGGTGAAGAGCGTGTCGTGGATTGTGAAACCGTAGATCAGTTCATGGCAGTCCTTGAGTTGGTGCGTGATAAGTGTGATGAAGACACACTTGCATATTCCAATCCTCTCTGAGGGAAAATCGACCTTTAATTCCATTTTTGGTCGGAAAAAAATCCCGGCAATTTTTTGCTCTATTACTTTTTGGCATGAATTATTATTCACCTACCCTTTACAAAGAAATCCTAGAGTGTTACGATTATGAGACCAGAAACCCGACAATCTATGGAAATGTTATTCGCGGCGAAGTGGAATTTACCCAAAGCAGCGAAGAACTGCAATCTGACGGACAAGGAGATGAAAATCACCTTTAACGAATATTGCCGTCTCAATCCTCCTACCTGGAAAGAGGAGTGATTTCTTGGGAGCGTGGCGGAATCGGTAGACGCACCAGACTTAAAATCTGTTGACCGTTAAGGTCGTGGGGGTTCAAGTCCCCCCGCTCCTATTCCCCCCTAAATATTGGTGGGGTTTCTCTATGGTATTCTAATGAAATACCAAATAACGACAGAATACGCCTGGTACGACACACCTGAAGGTAGTAAGGTAATTTTAGCGTACTT